AATCACATATTTGTGGAATTGGGGGGAGGCGAAAACATCGCAGGGGGAAAACCCCCCCCCCCCCCCCCCCCCCCGAGCGCGAACCGCGCCCGGACGAAAACGGCTTGAAGGAAACGGACGCGGCGGCCCAGAAAACCCTACAGGAGAACCCGGATATCGCCCGGATACTTAAGCATCGCGGTGAGCGGTAGCCCACGGGTCAGGCCGTCGCCGCGTAGGACATGAAAAAGCCTCCGACTCTCCCTCTTTCGAGGTCTCCTGAGTCGGGGGCTTTTGCTGCTATGGAGAAAGGCGATCCCGGAAATGGCTGTAACCGGGCCGCTACTAAAGGGTTGGTAAGACGAAAAAGCCTGACTCCACCGCGACCGGGTCGCATTTTGCGGCTTGACTGTGGTCACACGGCAGGCGTGTCTAGTGTGCTGAGCTTCAATGCTCCGATACCGAAGTTAAACGAACCGAGCGTGAGAACGTAAGAAGTGAAAAGGAGGAACTGAGCAACGTGAATCGACCAGGGCTCCCACACTGTTTCGATAGCTTCTTCTTCTGTTCCCACAACCTTAATTGCCTGAGCAGCCGGTGCGTTCTTCAAGTCCCGGTCGCTCCTTCCCAGTTGAGTTCGTTGGAACCCTATTGAACGATACTGGTATGTGCCGTCCGGAAAGCCTATTCGAACAACCAGAGATAGCACGAGAATCGTGTAGAGTACGAAGCCAGCAATAGCTACGAAAAAACCGCGTCGGAACTTCGTACTCGGACTCCGTCTTTTCCTCAGATTAACGGCATAGATGCCAGACGCTGCAATCAGTAAACTTGCAAATGGCTCCAGAAGGTGATTCATCCCCCCCAGTGGTGGAAACACGAGAATGGTTTGCCAGTTTCTAGGGATTGCCGAACCAACCAGCGGAAACCCCGTCACGACAACCATACCGGAGTAGCGGCCAAATTGTTTCAGGCCGGAAATCAGTGGCATTTTGTGAACTCCACCTTGATTGTTGCGTTCGGATTGTCCCAGGGGTCAATTCGCAAGAACTGATCGTCGCCGCAGTTCTCTTTGTGGAACCTGAACAGCAGGTATGCCATAGGGAACGTGGCAATGGTCACGTCCGTTGGAGTGGGATAGTCCGCGAAATCCGGCTGTGTTGTCCTGCGATAGGCTACCCGTGCTCCGGGTGGAATACTCATCAATGCGGTGGTGAACGTAGCACCACCAGTCTCCTCAACGTATCTATACGCCTTCGCATTGTCATCCACGAGATGCGATACAGCAGCGGCATCAGGGCTGAGGGTAGTTGATGGCTTCGCTGGTGATTGTGGCTTGGAACGCTTCTTCAGTTGTGCCAGTTCCAGATGGGGAGCAATACCTTGCTCGACTATCTTGCGAGCCTTGATGTCTGTTTCAAGGTCGCTATAGTTCTCACGGAAATCCTCGAAGAACACGGGGATAGTCTGATCCTGTTTGAGGATTTGCTTCTTGTATTCCCTTTCAGAATCGTTGAGTGCCAACTGGGCCGATTCGATGATTGAAACAAGGAATTGCTTCTGATCTTCCGTAGTGTTGGGATACTGCTCGATGCCGTTGGCAAACCGAATCTGCAATCTGTCTAATTCCTCTGCCTTGGTCTCAAGGAATTGCTTCTGGGAAACAGTGAGTTCGACCTTCGCCTGCGTTGGATAAACGTTGGTATCCGGAACAGGAACGAGTGTGAAGTGAACCTTGTTCGAAAGCGTAATCGGACGCATTTTCTGATATCCATTGCACCTGAAGCTGGCGGAAACGGACGTAAAATCGCCACCGGCATCATCGAACGCCGTCTGCGTACCAACTGCAATCGTCTGGCCTCCTTTTGCCGGGTTTCCGGTAATATCCATTTCGACCCGTTCGGGACCTGAATCTCGCAAGGCTACGATCCAGAAACCTGCATCGCATGGCGATGGAATATCGAACGTCACGGTTCCTTTTACCGCTTCTCCAGCCTTGAACACCGCCCGTTCGAGCGAAACAGTCGCCGATGTTTGCGACAGAGATTCGGCGGAGAGAGCAGAGAGGATGAACATTAAGACGGCGGACCGGGCCAGAATGCGAAGCATCGGGATAGACTCCAGGCTCTTTGAAGCTTGGCATTCATCTTACCTGAATGCGGAGCGATGTACCTGTTGAGGTTCCCGGACGGCCATCCTGTGCGAATCGGGGTGAGACCGACTGTGAAAGTCATGCATCCGGCTCCTTGAAGGCCGGACTATAATTCCGCACTATGCAGGAAATCCTTTCCAAAACCGTCGATCCAAATGTCCCGCTACAGGGTCAGGAGTTCTATGAGATGCGGTTGTTCGAGGAACCCAACCAACTGGGAACTCGACACTGCGTCCGGCAGATTCACGCTGCGTGGAGCGACAAGAATCATGATGTCATTTGGGATAGCGAAGAGGCCGATTACTTCTGGATTCTGGACGAGGCTAAGAAGCGATATGCAGAGCGAAAATCTGCTCTAGCAAAAATGGGGTTCATCTACTCCGATATGGACTGGTAACGCTCGATTCCCGTCGAGTCGCGGGGCCGGTCTAGTCTTGACGCAACAATGCCCCAGGAGTATCTTCTGTGCATCCGGGATTGTCCAAGATGTTCGATAGCTCGTGATTAAGTTGAGCGGTCTGTCGTTGAAAGGATGCAATATGCCACGTGGCACACATACGTTTTTGTCGATGATGCTGGCAATGGCACTCGTATCGGGGATCGTGTCAGTGTCGTCATTCGCAACCTGTACCGGAGCCAATCCGTGCAACGCCTGCAAGAATTGCAAATACTGCAAGCACTGCGCAAAAGAGGGGGGAACATGCGGGGTGTGCAAACCATCCGCCTAGTTGCCGTCACGCTGCTCATTGGCTCTTCCGTCTGTCTAGCCCAAACATTGACCACCGCTCAAGTCATGCGGTTGCAAGCAAAGATCAAGACACAACCCTTCTTGCTCTCTGTGGCTCTGGGACTGCTTTTGTGCATTCCTGCATGGGCGCAATCAAGTGATGCGGCATCGACAAAGACCAAAGAGATTAACCCCGCATTGATGGCGAAGGCGAAGGCGGGGAACGCCGATGCTGAGTTTTACATTGGCTTCGCCCACCAAGAGGGAAGAGGGTTTCCCCAGAGCTACTCAGAGGCTGCCGTCTGGTATCGCAAGGCTGCCGAGCAGGGAAATGCAAACGCACAGTCGGTCCTCGGCAATCTCTACAGCAAAGGCCAAGGAGTCCCACAAGACTATGCACAGGCTGCAATATGGTGGCTGAAGGCGGCTGCGCAAGGGGAAATGTTCGCGCAGGCCAGCCTCGGCAGCGCTTACGCGCGAGGCCGCGGTGTGCCGCAGGATTACACCCAAGCGGCTGTATGGTATCGGAAGGCGGCGGAGCAAGGTGAGCCCGAAGCGCAAAGTGACCTTGGATTGCTTTATGAAGAAGGCAAGGGCGTCCCCCAAGACTACGCAGAAGCCTATTTTTGGCTGGACCTTGCCGTTGCCCAGGAGACTCAGGAGGAAAAGGGGACGGACTCGGAATCTCGTGACGACGTTGCCAAGAAACTTACTCCCGAAGAGTTAGTGAAAGTGCAGGAGCGGGCGCGGAAGTGGTTTGAGGATCACCCCGCGAAGCCGCAATGACGTAACGCTCTGAATATCCCCGCAATCGTGCTGCCTGCCGCTGGTGAGGCTCCGACACTATCCCTTGGTGACCGCAACTGGAAGGCAGCATAGCCGACCGTAATTATCTTGGTTCGCGTACACTCCACGGTAGCCAAATCCGTGCTACTCTTCCTCCACTATGGTGACATTCACGGACGTTCAAATGCTTCGCCACGCCCTCGAACTCGACAAGCAGGATCTTCACCGCTTCGAAAATGATCCACAGACAAACGCAGAGTCAATCGTTACAGTGAAGCGAATCATCAAGGAAAAGGAGGCCACAATCGCCCTGTTTCCACCCGACTGACTTATCCCCAGTTCCCGCTTGCGCTTTTCCGCCAGTATGCTTTATGGGGGAAGCCAATTGAAGAGGGCGCTAATCCGAGATGTGCCTAAATGTTATTTTTGACCAGCACAAGGAAATGCAGAGGTAAGAGCTTCGATGACCAATACAACAGCGGACAGATGAAGTTTTTCCGGATGATTATCGCTATACTTCAGGATTATCCTGGCAAATTGTTCCTCGGTGGCCTCTTTGGGCACACAAAAGAAAACATCATTAGGATGCGCGATCTTATCGGCGCTAATCGCGTCCACGACACCTTCTATATACGAGCCACACGCTTGTAAATCCACCATGCCGCTCATGTCCACCGTGTCGTTTTCCAAAAGTCTTACGCTACGGCATTTTTGTACCAATTCGGACGCTTTGGGGCCGAAGAAGTAGACCGGCGCAGGTGGCGGCGCACTCAGGCCAAAAAACAAAATGGGTATCAACATGGGAAGGATGATATACCAACCGCTCATAGTTTTACCCGGCACCCTGTGCGGCCCATGCGTGAACAAAAAGAAAAGCCCCCGACTCCCCCTCTTGCGAGGTCTCCTGAGTCGGGCTGTGAGGGCTACAATTTAGGCACCATGTCAACCAAACCTGACTTCAGAAATGAGACTTTGGGCCAAGGACTCCTACGAACGTTGAAGTGGATTGGGAAAGCTGCGGCTTGGGTCGGTGGCTTAACTCTAGCCGCCTCAATTGCAACAGTCGGATACGAACAGCTTGACTTCAACGGTTATATCTACCACCACCGGACGCTTGACGTGTACATGAGCAACAATTGGCTGGTGGGAGAGAACCGCGTATGTTCCCTCACGGAATACCCTGACGCTAATGGGAAACCGACTGGGAAGGTTCTCGGCCTGATGTGCCCGGTTGAAGATGAGAAACTCCAACCTCACAACCTGTCCGTCACCTTCGAAGGTATTCTTGACCCCCAGGATATGAACGGGAAAGACCGTCCGCTTCCAGACGAATGGAAATGCACGCGGGGAAGCGACAGCTTCACCTGTGAGGCGATGGCCGCTAGGCGACCTTAAAAGCGGAGAAGTCGGAAAATGCGTATTGTTCCGTTCCCGGATTTTCCGAACATCCAAGCGTTACTTCCCCGAAAGGTATTCGAGTAAGTGTCCCGGCATCTTTCCAGTACGGAGCTACTTCCTCCGGTACTTCATGCTTTTTGCCGCAGAGCTTGCAGGCAAAAGACCATCCATCAGGGTATTCCATGACGCCAATTATAGCGCCACTGCCACAGATTTGGTAGTGGGATTGATCCAGCCACCGAATCCGGTTATACTGCCGCACCATGAGACCAATGTTTACGATCCATGCCGGGGAATACTTGGTAGGCGAATACATCGAGAGTCACTTCAAAAACTGGAATGTGTGGATTCCGTCGAAGGACACTGGCATAGACTTGCTAGTCACTGACCAGAAAAACCAGCGAACAATCTCGCTTCAAGTGAAATTCGGCAAAGACTTCCTGCCCGGAAAGTCTGCCGTGCTGCGGAATTCATTATGCTGCTTGAGTTGGTTCACGTTGAACAGGGCGAAGCTCGACACTTCCCTGGCTGAATTCTGGGTGTTTGTGTTGATGGGATTCACCAGCGATAAGCCTGATTTTCTCGTTGTCCCCACGGCAAAACTGCGCAAGCACATGGACGAGATTCACGGTCATCAGGAGAAACTACAGGTCTACCTCACCTCTACAAAGAGTAAATGTTGGGAGACCAGAAGGCTTGGAAGCGATGCCATGCTCCAGATTGCAAACGGCACCTATAAGAACCCTATGCTTGATCTCTCAAAATACCTGAATGACGCTGGTTGGGATGCCCTCAAGGCCAAGCTAGACCGTTAAGAGCTATACGCACTTTTCAGACACTACCCACGGCCTACTACCAACGGGTGATTGACCCAAGGCAGTCGGCGCATGGAAAACGAAAGCCCGGCACCACCGCCGAAAGCGATGCCGGGGCCATTGGGTCGTCACCCAAGTGAAACAGAAAGCTCCTTAGAAATGCATCATGTGCATGACTACAAAGGTGAGAATGGAACCAACGACCCCGGCTAACGCCATCATGATGGGTTGGGATACACCCTCTGCACCTTTGGCAGTCCCGATCCCCACGCTGTTAGCGGAAACGGTGTCACTCACCGCCTTCAGTTCCTTAACGATGCCCGCCAGAAGAGAATCGGAGGCAGCGAATCGTGTGGTTATCGTGACGGTAGCTTCACCGAGACCCTTGAGTTCGTGGAGCATCGACTGCATAAGCGGGTCAACCACTTCCGATTTGCCCCGCCCTTCGAAGATGGAACGCTCCACCACGGCAAGGCGTTCCGTGAGTGGAGTCAATACCTGCTGCAAGGCGGTGGCACTGGCTTGGGCTGTGGAGGCAACCAAGTTCCTGAGTGTGTCAGCCGAAGTCGCCACCTGCGCGGCGAGTGTCGCGGCCTGCTGGACTGAACGCTCAGCGGCGATCCCCACAGCGATAGAGTCCACAGCCCGAATGCTGTCCAGCCTCTTGGCCTCAGCATCCCTGAGTTCTTTTTCGTAAGTGGAGGTCACAGTACGGATGTCATCCAGCCGCTTAGATTCAGCAGCGGCAAGTTCTCTTGAGTGCGCGATGTTCAACGTCACCAACGCCTTCACATTTTCTGTGGGGTCGATGCCGATGTTTCCGATGATGGCTTTAGTGTTTTGTTCAGTTGTTGGCATATATAGGTTCCTTCTAACTGCTAATACTGTCTTTACTGAATGTAGAGCGAGTTAAAACTCATGTTCAGCGTGCCTGTCGCAGAGACGCCGCCGTTGACGCCGCACCAAACCTGCACCAGCGCAAGGTTCTGCCCGGAGGGCACGGCGTAGGTGTAGTTCGCCGCAGCGATGGCTCCGGTCTGCGAGAAGACGTAAGCCCAGGTTGAGCCACCGTCCAGGCTTATCTGCACCGAGGCAGAGCACCCGGTTCCTGATGCGGTTGTAGCAACCTTGACGTTGAACGTGGCTGCGGCACTGAGGGTGACACTCGGGAACACGTGATAGATGACCGATGAGTTGGTATCGCCGGGGCCAGCGCCGGGGGTGACGGTGTTATCAGCCGGGATGCCATCGTAGCAATGAGCGGGAGCGGTGACCGTGGTGTTGCCGCTGGTGACGTAGGCGGTAGGCCGGTAAACAGTTCCGCTGCCTGTGCTCGTCGGCGTGACTAACGAACCGATGAGGTAGTAGCCGAGCTTGTTCAGGAAGTCCGCCGTGTTCTGCGTTGGGATCGGCGTGATGGCACCCCCGAGGAAGCTCGGGTCAATCCAATACACGTACCAAAGCTGGCCTTGAGTGATGCTCAGAGTCGAGCCAACCATCGTGTACGGGCCAGCCGGAAGGCACGATACAGAAACGAATCCGACAGTTGCAGTGAATGGTACGCAGACGATATTCGCCCAACCGCCAGTCTCCGCGTAGCCGATGAGGGTACCGACTCCGCCCAGTGGAGTACCGCTGGTTACGATGACGGCCAGGGTGATCGAGATGAGCACGTTGTCCACTTCAACCCACACACTCGTGGCTCCAGATGGCCGCACTGACCGGATGCGGAAGTTATAGAGTTGACCCGCGATGACGTTGCCGACGAAGGCTTGGAAGAGAGCTACATCGACGGTGCCCCCGGCTAACCAAGCCCCCGCACCAACAAGCTGATACTGAATCTGAATCTCTGTGACCGTGCTATCTTCCGGGGCAGTCCACAATATTTCTGCACGCGGGAACACGTTGCCATCAGCGCCGACAATCGCAGTTGCAGCGGAGGACTCTACGGTCATACTTGTGGGCGGTGCCGGTGCCAAAGGAATCTGATTCGGCATCGCCGGTTGGTCGGTAGGCAAAAGCTCCATCGTCTCGTTCCACTCATAAACGGATGGGTCGGTCTCATGCACGGTGACGGATGTTGAAATCGACAGGGCTCCCTCGTCACCGCTGGAATTCCGCATAGGCTGGACGATGAGTTGGGTCTTGTCTACTTCGAGATACTTGTCAGTCCAACCGAACTGGCCCCAGGTGAACTCCATCACGTCGCACGGCTGCATCTGCCAAGCCGCGAGGCTCATGGGGAATGACCCTTCTCCTTGCTGCCTATTGCGAAGCAAGCCGATCATGGCCACACGCTGCGCTTGAACGATGGAAATGACGCCACGGAAAGTCAGTTCCTGAGGCAGAGTAATGCCCCCGTCCTCTATCAAGAATTGGTTAGCGGAGAAGCCGTGCAACACGTCTTGTGCCACTTGCGGATAGTTCGTCATGCTCCACGACAGCGCCCACAGATTGCTTGTGATCCCGTAGTAAAAACCGTTGCGGTCGAAGTAGTTGCCAACCACGTTGTATGGATAATTTGGGGCAAGATAGCAGCCGTTGACCACATTCACCAGATCGCGCTGCTTGCGGTAGTCCGACCAATCCACGTCGCCGATGAGAGAACTCTCGCCGAAGGAGAATGAAGGTGCCTGCCAGTAAGCCGGGATGATGTTCCACTCGCCACCGACGCGGGAGAGCTTGCCAGCCGCAGAGGTCATCATCTGCGCGAGGATGTCGCCGGGGCTGGTTGCAGTATCCCAATGCATGTGCTGTTGATAGTTGGCCTCGTCGCCCTGTGAAGTTGGAATCAATTCATCGCACACATTCGCAGCGGCGATAAGCTGAGCCTGATTCACAGAGCTATCCCCGAGACCGAAAGACTTGATGGGGTCTGCCGTCAGAATGTCGTTCACTTGTAGAGCCCAGTTCGCGCTGAAGGTGGTCAGGTCGGTGCGAGGATCGTAGAGGGGCTTGCCATTGACTGTGATGCGGATTTCAGGCTGCGCCGGAAACTGAGTTGTGTTTGCGCCGACGTTGACGTAGAGGTAGGCGATGCCCTGTCCGACAGCCGTGATAGGCCATGCAGGGTCGTTGTAGTGAAGCTCCTGACAGTAGTCACCGGGCTGCTGGTCACCGAAGCGGGCCTCGCAGTAAACCAGCGAATTTCCGCCGCTTGCGAAAGTGTAGTGTTGGCCTCCTGGCCCGATTTGATACGGTGTTCCATAGCCATCAACAAGGCCGTAACCGGGCTGTGTGGGGTCTTGCACATTTCCCGCTGCCATTCCCCCGAACGTGTACGCGCCCTGAATGTCGGCGTGAGCAACGGTGTAGCCGCTGCCTCCCGTGACCATGGTGACTGTCCAGACGGGTGAGAGGTAAGAGCCCGAGTTATACGCCCAGGCGGAAGCTCCCTTGCCGTCGCCGACGATACGAACGCGATAGCGTGTGGGTAGCACGACTGCGAATCCTTCACCACCACTGGCTGTGATGCCGGTGATTACACCGCCCGCAATGATGCAGACTGTGAGAGGCGGCACAGCCACCGAGCCGCAGCCGATGTTTGCACCAGCGCCATTCTGCGCCCACGCTACAACCCTGCCATCCAAATAAAGGTTGATGTAGCCGTCTAGTTCATGGTTCGCGATGGCGATGACAAAGTTGTAAATATAGTTCCCACCCGAGCCACCAGCGCCGGTCGTCGATTGATAGACAATGGCTCCGCCGACTCTTTGCTGACCCATGATGTACTGCCGTGGTTGAGCGAGGGAGCGGGTGGAGATGTTCATGCCGCGATTGCTTGTGAGCGATTCAGCAATGGAGCCCGCAAGCATTCCAATGCCTGCACCCGCGAGTCCGGTCTCAATAGCGCCCAACGCACCGGAAAGAAACAAACCAGCGGGGATGAGTTCGGGCGCAAGGATGGCTGTACCTACGAGTAATGCATCAGCCGCTAGAATTCCGGCCCCTGCGATTGCTTTGCTCAAATCCGCCACGCCCTTTTGATATTCATGATTGAGATTTTCTTGAGACCTTTTTCACCGGCAGCGACAATCTCCCTGCCTGACAAATGCACGAGGCCAGCGATGACGCGGCCTGAGTCTTCCAACACCACGAGGTCACCACGCTGTGCTTGCAGCGGGTGAGTTAGTTCCACCAGCCCATGCTTCTTCGCGCAGTAGGCAGCGGCGTCTTCAACTGTTCCGTTGGCCACGTTTGTGACCTTTTCAATAGCTACCTTCGCGGAAGTTTCATCGGTGTAGATTCCGCGGAATTCGCTGGCTATGTCTACGCCGGTCATGGCCTCAATTCCATTAGCAGAAAAAAGAGCGCAGTCATGAGAACCCCACGCAAATGGGAGAGAACGGGCGTTGACCAGAAACTGGTGGTACGCTCTGGTGGCCCAGTGTTTCGATCTGACGGGTTTTATTGGTTCCATAGGAGGGCCTGATCTGCGAGTTGCTCAACGAAGGAGCAGAAGGTATCGCCGGGGTAGTAGAGTTGCTGGTCGGCGTCCGTATAACGCCGCTGGTTAGCACGCTGTAAGTTAGCCAGCTTGGATTCAAGCGAGAGCGTGATGGTCAGTTCCTGTGTGCCGATGCGGAACTTTGGTTGATCCACAACGCCGACGAACAGCGGATAGGGAACTCCGATGATGTTGCCGGATGGGTCCAGTAGACCGAAGCTGATGGTGACCGGCGCTCCCTGTGAAATCTCTGTCTGGCATGAGGTGAACAACAAAGGGTCGATACCGCTGAGACTTATCGTGGCTCCATACGCCTGCACGTCAGTGCCTTCGACAATCGGTGAGAACTTGCCGAAGCTGCCAGTCCCTGTGTAGGTGTTGCCGCCATAGACGAGATTGCCGACGCCAGTCCAACAGAAAATTGTCGAAGTCACGAACGTAATCGCGGCCATGAAAATTGGTCTGATGGCGTTCGACAGGAGCGGTGCAACCATCGGTGTTGAAATGTCTCTGGGCATCGTTACCGCACCTCAACCGCATTGATCGAGATTTGAAGTAGCCTCGTGAAATCCCCATGCCAGCTACGGCTGTTCTTGGCGAGCTTGAACAGTCCCACTGTGTTCACCAGATTGATTGCGGTTGCGTTGGGCGGTGACTCTCTGAGCGATGGCCAGATGGAAATGGTTGCGTTACCCGACGAGTCGCTGTTGACGTTCTCGCAACACATGTGCAGGCGATACCCGATCTGGAGGTAATCGCCGCTGAGGAGTTGGCCGAACACTGAGGGCGTCCAACCTGACGTGACAAGTAGAGTCGATGAAGTCAGATTGTTCGTTCCCGTTGTGTTGCAGATTGGGGCTCCGTCACCAGCGCCGAGAGGAGTGGTTCCAAATGGATCGCCGATTTGAAACACACCGGAGATGCCCCTGAGTTCCGCCATGAAGCCGCGCCAGGGAGCCGCCGTCCACCTGTTCATCTTGGGAAGTGTGAAAGAGAGCGACCAGTTATCCGCTCCCGGCCAGCTTTGCGTTTGGTTGAACGCAGGCACATACGGCGAGGCGACGTTGGCCACGGTGTCATCAAATGTCACAGACAGGTCCGAGACGCCCGGATAACTGGGAAGCGTAATCAGCGTGTACTCGTTTCCTGAAGGCAGCGTGATGATTGAAGACATGGGGACTCCGTTGTCCTGCGTGGTGTGTCAAGTTGTGAAAAGAGAACTTACCGGCTGGGGCGACGGCGGGCATCGTCCTTCTGCATCTGGTGAGTCGCAGAGACGAGGTGCGGAGCAGCCGCGTAGATAGCCCGCTGCGCGGCTTGATACACCGCAGCCGGGTCTGTAGCTCCGCGTGCATCAATCGACCAACTGTGGTTGGTGACTGACCCACCAGAGCCGCTCATGATGCTGGCTGTGTCGCGTGCATTATTTATCTTCGATGTGGACCCGACCTGCATGAGTTCGGGGCCTTGTTCGCCGGTCATGTAGAAATCGCCGGGAGATAGAACTCCACCACCGGCCATGTGTGTTAGAGCCGAGAGCGCTGTGCTCCATATACTGCCTGACGCACCTCCGCCAGCGGTGCCAGCGGACAACTTACCGCCGCCCGTGATACGCACCCACATGGCGCTGGCTTCACTTGCGCCTAGTTTGCCCGCTTTGAAAAAAGCACCCTCGGCATCATCCAGACCAGTTTTGGCCACGCCCGTAAATATCGCTTTGCCCGCCTCTTTGAACGGGTGGTCGCCAGCCTGCGGCTTGGTGGTCAGAACATGAATGATGGCGTTGTTCACATCACCAAGAGCACCCTCAACGGTTGACTTGAATTGCGCTCCCCAGTCTTCAGCCCGGTTGATGATGCTGTTGAAAGCCTCGTCCACTTGCCCGGTAAAACTGGTTTTGAATTCTTCCGCACCGAGCGCCACTTGCTGAAACTGGAACTTGTAATTAACCTGACTGATCTGATTGCCGACCGCCATCATCTCCGCTTGACGAGCATCGGTATCCGGTTCCTTCTTGAGTTTGTCTAGCTGCTCATTCAGAGGCTTCAGTTCAGCAGCGTAGGCTTTCGCAGCAGCGGCTGACTCTGCCAAAGCTGCCCCATGTGGAGTAAGAGCACCAGTGGATTGGGCAACCTTCAGCTTTATAGCGTCGAGTTCCGCCCCGAACTTAGCGTAGGCTTCGTATCCTTTTGCCAGTTCCGCTGCGATCTTGTCCCCGCCCTCGTGAGGCTCCATGTTGATAGAGGCACTGACATCATCGGGAATGTTCCCAGGAAGTTTTACGCTTCTCTTGATTTCCTCAAACTGCTTTGACCGTGCTTCATAGTCGGCGTAGAGCTTGTCTTGAATGGCTTTGTACTGTTCTGAACCTTTGGAGAATGCTGATAGTCTGTCAGACCAAAACTTAATCTCACCCTCGACAGACATCCCCCAGTAAGCCTTCTGCTTCTTGAAGGATTCCTCCATGCCCTTGAGAGCTTCTGCATTGGCAGTGTTACTGTCCCCCATCTTCTGGTTGCGAATTACCTTGCCAGAGTTGGCGATCTGTTGATTGAAAATGTCCCCGGAGTTCTCGAAGATGTCCTTACCTCCGGCCAGCATCGCATTGTTTTTGTTCTGATTGCCGTACACGTTCGCGTAGGGAGTGGGGATTCCCAAGTAGGACACGTTCCCGTTAATCTCCTTGCTCCTCTTGTCAATAGCGTCGAGAGCTTCTTTGACGATGCCATCGACTTCAGCTTGACCGACGTTCTGTGCGGACTGCGCCCCTTCGGGAGTCGTTGCGCCACGGACTGCTTCCCTGGCGGATCGCTCCGCGTTGTTCATTCTGGTTCTGTAGCCTTCCAGCATCGTGTGGGTGTCGTCTGTATTCCCACCGTCGCCGTATTGTCCGAGCAGTACCTGCCACTTACTCACGCTCTGGTCCGCGAACACCTTGTCCATCAGGCTCAAGTCTGTCTTCAAGGAATCTGCGAGCGTGTCAGCAGTTACTCTGGCATCATCCAGCGCGAGGGCCAGAGCATTGCTCGGCTTCTTCGCCATCTTGTCGTAGGCTTCGTCCAGCTTTGCGCCGGTCAGTGTGAGGCTGTCCAGTTCCTTTTCCAGCTTGCCGTGTGACTCTTCCCACGCAGCGGCGTTTTTCTTGGCTGCTTCTTCGGACTTGTGAACGAACTCAACGATCTTTTCGCCGACTTCGTAAATGGTCTTTGCCAAAGCAAAAACCACCACCGCATCGAAGGCCGCGTTCATCGCCGTCGTAATTCCCGGCAGTTTGCTGATGATCCCCTGTAAACCTCTCGGTATTCCAAGGTGCAGTTCTTCGGAGAGCAACCGGACGCTCTCGCGGCTGTGCTCCATCTCCTCCCGTATCTGCGCGGTCATCTGCTTCGTGACAGTTTCGGCCTCGCGACAACTCTGCTTGAACTGTGCAAGCTCAAGCGTCATGTCAACCGAAACGCCCGCTACTCTTTTGCCGTTGGCCATCTGAGTTACCCCTTAGTAGTTCGCGTTCTGATAGAAGCCGTAGAACCCGTTCATCTCAAAATGCTTCAACGTCGTGTTCTCCGTCGTGTTATAAAAAACGTCGTATAGAAGCGTCGTGGATGCGGGCAGCGTGGTCGTGTTGGTGACCGTGGTGCCGTTGACCGTGCATGTCGCTGAACTGGCATTGACGGTGACATTCATGACAGCCGGTGTGGTGGATGGAGCCACGCCAATGGAAGTCACCGTCTGCGATGAGCCGTTGGCCGTCACGCATTCGTAGTTGGTATCGGAGGCCACGGTCGAGAATCGGATGAGCACGTAAGAGCAAGCCGGGTTATCGGACGCGATGAGTGTGTTGACCGAGCATGAGTTTCCGAGGAGTCCCATCCACTGCCGAACCGTGGCATAGTCACCCGCTGCGGCGTAGGCAATGATCCATGTGAGTGTGGGTTGCTTGCTGTCGAGATACGGAGCACTGAATCCGTACCACCCGGCAGAAGACCCACTGGAAGCAGCCGAGCTTGCTTCCAGCAGCATCGGCGTGGTCGTAGTAGAAGAGGCCAGAGCAGGCGTACCGTTCGCCGAGGTCATGTAATCGCCACGGCAAGCCCACGCCGGGGTGGGAGACGCGAAGGTGCCTACGACGCCTATCTCGCACTCCTCAACGAATCCGTGGTTGAAGCCCAAGTCAAAGCCGGAACCCGTCGCACCCGTTGGACCTGTCGCGCCAGTTGGGCCGGTCGGGCCTGTGGAACCTGTGGGGCCAGTTGAGCCAGTGGAGCCCGTAGCACCAGCCGCCCCGTTTGTGCCATTCGTGCCAGCCGATCCTGTTGGGCCGGTGAGCCCGGTTGGGCCTGTAGCGCCAGCGGCTCCTGTTGCTCCGCCCGCGCCAGTTGGGCCTGTTGGGCCAGTCAAGCCGGTGCCGCCCATTGGACCCGTTGACCCAGTTGGGCCAGTTGAACCTGTCGCGCCAGTCGGTCCCGCTGGACCTACGGCCAGTCCAACGACCATCAAGGCCGCTTCATTCGGCGTATACAAGTCAAGATTGCAAGAGCCACCAACAGAGAGCGTGGCAGCGGTACAGAAAGCACCACCGCCCGTGACAGCCGTTCCCGATCCCGCTGGCTGAACGCATCCATAGCCGATGCCGAGAAGTTGCTTGCCATTGATGTTGCTTACCACCGTGACGTTGAAACAAACGTTCTGCGGATTCGTCAACGCGGTGTCGGCAAGCTGGAGAGAGAATGCGCCGCTCGTGACTTGCGCGGAGACGGGGCTGTCGATGACCTGACCAAGCCCATTGACCCGATAGCTAATGGCAGCGCCTGAACTGTTAGTTGGGGCGAAGTAGATGGTCGCGTTCGTGATGAGCGTTCCTGTGCTGTCTTGAAGATATGTTCCACTCATCTGGACATAACCCAGCGGCGTGGTCGCGGAGAGGGGGACGGCGAACGCGAACGCAGCCAGGAGTGTGAATAGGAACTTCTTCATATAGGATTCCTTTAGATAAACGTGACCTTGTAACACTGGACGTAGCCATCGACCGTGGTCACCACGATTTCATTCTGGCCGTCAACGATGTGTCCAATGAGAGCCGTGCCCTCGCCGCCGCCTTGAATGTTGAACTGGCCGTAGGGAACGCCGGTCGTCGGATTGGCGATGGTCACTGTCCCGGACATATCGACAATCACAAGCTCAACGCCACCGTTGTTGAACACGTCGCCGATCTGGATAGAGGAGTTGATGGTGACGCCGTAATAGGCTTTCCACTGCGTCTGCCCGAGGTAATTGGAATTGACGACGAAGCCAGCGTGGTCTGCGTATGTGAAGGTGGAGTAACCGCCGACAGGAGGTGTGATGGCAGCGCCGTTGTCTACGCCCGCGTATGTGTCGCCGTAATTTCCGGCCGTAATCGCCATGACCACGCCGGTCGTGCCGTTGATGACGAAGAAGTGAGATGACCTACAGCCGACCAGCACCTGAATGGTGCCGCTGTTATTTATGTCCGCTGCTTCGATGTATCCGTCCAACTGGTTCGTGCCTGAAACCTGCTCAGGCATCACAGACCATTCAACCGCGCCCGTCAGATAGTTCAGGGCGTAGACGTAGCCGTTGACCGACTCGACAACGATGTCCCTCCACCCGGAAGTCACGTTGCCGGTGACGTTCATGACTAACGGGAAGGGCTCCATGTTTTCGGAGACTTCATACTTCCAAACAATCGCGCCGGTTACCGCGTTCAATTTCAACACTTCGCCGTCGAAGCCGACGCAGTATAGGTACCAAGTCAAACCTTCGAGCGAAAGCGTTCCAGCGTGTTGGTAGTCGATGTCTGAGGAGTAAAGCGGAGTGATGGCATAGTGGCTCGTGGTGTTGGGAACAGTCGCCAGAGGCGCAGTCAACGTGACAGCGTGAGCACTGACGCTGGCAACTGTTCCGGTTTCACCGACGCCTGTTCCGCTGGTGATGGTGAAGACGGCACCGTAAGTCGGGCCTTCGATGCGCGGCGACAAGAACTCGCCGACTGCCCAGTTTTGAGTCGCGTCAGTAATCACCGTTGAAGTGGCGCTGGTGACCGTGCCGGTACCTTCGCGGGTGAAAGAGTTGTTGACCTGCCAGTTGTTCGCACCGAGATAATTCAGGCTGTGAATCTGCCCATCGTGGGATGCGCCAAAAAAGGTTGTGTTGCCGCTGCCGTCAACGTCCCATGCCTGTGCGCGGCCATAGTTCTGGTCACCGAATGCTTTGCGCCACATCAGAGTTCCGTTGCTTGCCTGCAACACATAGAAGTACCAATCCATGCCTTGAAAAGCGATGGCCGGAATGCCTTGGTCAGTGGTGAGGATCGGCGTCGAATAAGTCTGTCCACCCGCTGGCATTTGATAGCTCCACTCTTGCACGACGCTGATGGAGCCGGTCGATGTGACAGGGATGGAAGATGCTGCGGGGCCTTGGGCTCCTGTGGCACCTGTTACGCCTGGGTTTCCCTGCGGCCCTTGCGGACCCACGGGAGATGTCAGGTTCAGAGCGACCATATTCGGGGTGTATGTGTCGAAGTTGCAGGAGCCGCCTACAGTAAGAGTGGCGGCGCTGCACCATGCGAACGACCCTGTAACAGCAGGCCCACTGCCCGCTGGCTGAACGCAGCTATAGCCGGGTCCAAGTAAGTGTTTGCCAGTCACGTTGTCCGTGACGGACACCACAAAGCACACGTTTGGAGCCAAGGTCAGGGCTGTGTCTGCGAGTTGAATCGAGAACGCACCAGCGGTGACCAGTGTCGTGACCGGGCGCATCGTGGCCTGCCCGAGCCCATTGACCTTATAGGAGATTGGCACTCCGGAGTTATTGGCCGGTTGGAAGCTGATCGTCGCATTCGCAACCACTGTCCCAGTCGAGTCCGTGAGATGGGACGCACTCACAGCCACGTACCCAAGCGGCGTGGTAGCGAACGCCGGGATGGTGAGGCCGAGGCACGCGAATGCGACCGCGCAGGCTGCACGAATGAGGTTCATGGGAGAACTCCGATGTTGGTTACTGAATGGGAACGCCGGGGCGAACAGCGATGAGAGCAAACTTGGCCGCGAAGTCCTCCGCGATTTCGTCGTCGGTGGGCTCCGGTGCGGCCTTGCGACCTAACATGAAATCGCTTGCGCTGAGCGGCGGTGTGGGGTGCGCCATACTGAAGTTGGCGTTGACTGAGGCGAGTATGCCGAAGAGATAGTTGGTGCGGTCGAGGCTCTGCTTGTGGCGGCTGTACAAGAGGTGTATCAGACGGTGTGACGAGTGCAGAAACTCGGTCTCAGACATGTGCAGGTCGTATCGAGCGAGTGACCAGAGAGCATCCCAACGTTGCTGGTTGGCTATTTCTGGTCCTGTGTAGGGTTTTTCTCAACCTCATCGTCAGGGTCAGCCTCCGCGAAGAAGGCCATATAAGCTGCCATAACAGCCGTCCAAACCCTGTTGCGATTTTTGGCCGTGATGAGGGTCTCAACCACGTCGAATTTGAGTTCTGGATGGTTAATGCGAGTGCAGGCATATAACATTCCATGCATCAACTCGATAGTTGGCGCGGAGAAGTCATCCCCGCGTAAGCCCATCAACAGCGGTCGCTTGATTAACTTCTCAGCAAGTCCAAGAGACTGAACATCGAACAAGAGTTCGTAATTCACGCCCTTGATAATCAGAGATGTGGATGGTGCAACGGGATTGTGTTTCATAGTCCTCACTCGCCTGAGTTCAGATTCGGGCGTATCGAGCAAGCGACGCGCCCTGGCTCTGTAAGCCAAGCCGCAACTGCCGTTGCGGGTTGTGGGTTGTGGGTTAGCTGCCGGTCAATACCGTCATGACACTATCGAGCTTCAGTGAAATCTTCACGGTAATGGCCTTGGTGGCGTCGATGTTCGACGGGACTGGATTCTTGCTCACGTATGCGTTGAATGCGTACACGTTTCCTGACGTACTTTGCCCAGAGATTGGCTTCAGTTGAAGTTGGAATGAGTTAGCAAGGCCGGTGCCGAAGGCCGTCTGGAGTGCGATAATGCCGGGGTCGGAGGGCAGGAAGATTCCCGTGGCGGAGAACTCGCCGGGATCGACCGTTGTCGCAAGAGACTCTTTGAGCACACCAACGCCGACTGCGGGGGAGCCTGTGTTCGTGATGTCGTCGAAACTCCAAGCCTGTTCTGGGACCGTAAATTCCTTGAGTTGGAGGATGGCGATGCCGGTCGGTGTGGTAGCTGGTGCAAGAGTGAGAGCGACGGGCGGCTGCGTAGGAGTAGCGGCTGGTGCCGCGAGAGTTGCAGGGGTGGCTGAGATGACGAGGAAACTCGCCGCACCAGTGCCGGATTTGGTTGCAGTGGACATATAATTGGTCACCTTTCATTGGTGGGGTTGAGGCTCGTTATCTATCTATCCATCTACGATTGATATGAGAAGAGAACGGAGACGTTTGACGTGCTCAATAGTGCTTGACTTTGAAATAGATCGGTTACACTTGCTACTTCCGCGAAGAAGACTTGAGGGCCACTTGGGAGAAACCCTTGGTAGCCATTGAGAGCCGCTTTGAGGGCTACGGCGAGACTGTGCGCAACTAAGTAACTGCCGGGACCGAACGATGCGTGGCAACTAAACAACACGCGCGCGTGACCTACTCCAGAGGAGCCGGTGAGCGTCATCTCGTCCGAGTCGCTGACCAACTGATAAACAATCGCCGGAAAGAGAGAGGCTTCGACCGGGGCCGGGATCGGCTGGATGGAGTTACCGCCAGCAATGACCGATGTGATGGCTGTCTCGGTCAGAAGCAACGCAACGATTCCTTCTATAAGATCGGCCATCTAATTACCTCTAACTATTCCAGGCTTCCAGGTCAGCAGCGCCGTAGCTGTCATCGCCGCCCGATGAGGTCTCGCTGGTCAAGTCCTCTTCGAGTGAACCGGACAAGCTGGTAATCATTGCATCGACCGCGCTCTCAATCGAGCTATCAAATGCCCGCTGCATGAACGGGTTCGCGTCGATGAGTTTTGTCGCCTTGCCGCCCTTGCGTTTTCTGCCGCCTTCGACGTGATCAAAGCCGTTCTCAATCCACCATGCGACGTGTGCGGTATCTCTCGAAGGACCGACTCGCACGATAGGATCGTCTTTGGTTCCGACCGTGACTTGCACGGACAGGTCAGCTTTCAAGATGCCCGGTGGTAGAGCGTCTGAGCCGGGTGTTGCCGCGTCAGTGCGCTGCGGAGCCTCTGCAACCATGGCCTCTTGAATCACATCGCCGCCTGCTTGCAGCGCCTGACGAACTGCGCGCCGGGCGACACGTTGAGGCATGGCCTTCAACAGAGCTTTGAACTTGGTAGTGTCGATCTTGAGTGAAAGCCCGTCAGCCATGTTATGAACTCGCTATGTCTACGCCGACGCAGGCGAGAACCAGAACACGATGACGACGTTGAATGTCATCTACGTCTTGCACCAGATAGAGTTCATCGCCCCAGACAACCTGGAAGCCAGGAGCCACCAAGACCGAGGGGTAACGAATCGTGATGCAGTCCGTTGCGTTCGCGGCCAATGTGGAGTTCTGGAATGACCACTTGAAAGTCAAGCTGGCGGTGGACTCAATCTTTGCCCGCGTCGTGAGCACCGCTGCCCAAGTGGAGCCTATCTGGCCTGAGGCATCACGGGCATTGCTCGGTGCATTGATGGTGATGGCGTGTTTTAACTCCCCAGGCTGGAGAATGCAAGGATCGACCATGATTATCCCTCCGCGTAGAAGCTGTCAAAGGTCTCACCGAGAAGAAGCGCATCCACGCCCATCTCAATACCTTTCGGAACGCTGGTAGCTGTTGCATCCCTGTTCGAGTACCAGTGGGACACCAAAAGTAAGATCGCTTGAATAATTGTCTGCGGGCATGTGTTGACTTCAACGCCGTCGCCGTAGGTGCCAGCGACCCATTTCACGATCACATTTCCAGGCATGAAATTCTGACACCAAGGCCAATACAACAGGCTCGTCGGGAAGATACGTGCAGGCTCTGAGTTCAAATCCACTGTGTAGGTCGTAGGATCGAGAGTTTGTGTCGCGCCGTTCTGGTCGAAATAGGTGATGGAGGTGACGGACGCACAGCCAGGGAGTGGTAGCTTGATGGCGAGTTCTTCCCAATAACGAGAGAAGAACGGGAATGCGCGGTGACCGCCGACCGTGGAACTGAAATTGAAGTATGGAAAATAATCCATCGTGAGTTGCATAGAACGATTGAAAATCGCCCGTTGCATTTTCTTTTCGCAGAATTGCCTTGCTCCAACAATGAGGCCGCTGATGAGGCTGTCGTCTGCTGTCATGCCGGTGTCAACGACGCACTGAAGTTTCGCCTGAGCCAAAGTGATAGGCTCGACAACTGGCTGCGTCAATGTTTTGTAGCTGAAGGGCATGAGTTAGTACCTGATAACTGTGTGAGCCTCGACGGGGCTCCCATTTCTGAGAGCCCCATCAATTGGTTAGGCGTGGACGAGCAAACCCTTGATGATGCCAGGACCACCGGGGGAAATGAATGCCGAACCTGCACGAGCGAACGGAATGAACCCCGTGGCAAACTGAGCCGCGTAGAGTTCCTTCAGCACGTTGACGCTGAGGCCCGGGTTAACCGTCTTGAGCAGGTAGCCAGCCGAGAAATCTCCGAAGAGAATCGGGTAGTTACCGGCTGCAATGTTAGGCAGAGCCTGAACAAGCTTGACCGGACGGCCAAGCAGAGTCCCGAACACGCCTGCCGAAGGGCTGGAGACGAAGATCGGGTTGCCGAGCGTGTTGACTTCACCAAGCAGAGCAGCACGAGTTGTGCTGTTCATGGCGAAGGTGCTGTTGGGTTCGTATGCGGGATCAATCGAGCCGTAGAGCGCAGCGATGTCCACATAACTCACGGTGCCCGAAACAGCGGACGTGACGTGAGGGTTAGCCGCGACACCAGTGAGGATCGACGCAATGTTGCCAGAGGTCGAACCATTCACCATCATCGAAGACAGAGAGCGGAAGTAACGCTTGCCCAAAATGTCTTTCACAAACGCGGTGATGTCGAACGCGCTGTCCTGAAGCTCAGCCCACCCAACCAGAATCGGAGGGCAAGAAAGCAAGCTGGTCGTGATGATGGCACCAGTAAGCACTGGGTCTTCTGCGGCGTTGGCATCGGCAGTTCCTTCTGTCTCTTCGTACATGACAGCGGAAGTGTCGTTGGACATTGCGTACTTCGTCGGGCGACCGTCGTCAGAACGAATCTGGCGAACAATCGTCAACAGATCGCCCCACGCCTTCTCAGCTTCGAGAAGCTCAGGGAAGAAAGCCTGAGGGATGAGGGTGCCGCCTGTGGATGCTTCGATGATGTCACGATGCTCAACAGCGGCGAAACGCTCACGAGTTTCTGCGTTCAGCCCTTGCAGTCCACCCCGGACAATCTTGTCAAAGGCATTCTTCTGACGTTCGTTGCGTGCCTCCACGGTGTCATCGGAGCGGGCTCCAGGGACAGCGCGTGGGGTGTTGCGTGCGGAGCGGTTCTCGGCGTCAACTACGCTGGAACGCTCGGTGCGAGTGATGTCCAGTTCAAGCACATCAACGTCGGCAAGCATCGCGTCAACTGAGGCGCGGTTCTCTGCCGTAACTGTTTCCTGTAGCATGATGACTTGTGCGTCATGCAACAGCTTCGTGCGCTTTTCGCGCATTTCCTGAATGGTCATGGTGTTCCTTCTGTTGCGATTTGTGTTACTTGTGCGGGACACCATGCGTTTCGAGGCATGACTCTTCGCATCAGACGGACGACTGCAAATGAATGCGGCCATCAAGTGGCGGCATCCGTTCTGACTGAAACTAAACTTGGTTACTTCGCGTGCTTCGCGAGGGCAATCCTGATAGATCGCTTGTGGTTCTCGCTGGCGGCGTGTGCTGCTCGTGAAGCTATACATTCGTCTGAGCAGTTCTCGTCGGTGCAATCTTCGTTGCTGCATAGACCGCAACTACCGGCTTCGCATTGCGCGCAATCGCACTCACAATCCTTCGGGTCTTCGGTCGGGTCGTCACGCTTCTCAGCAGGCTTTGCAGAGAGCTTGGTGCGAACTTCGATTGGCATGTCGGTCGGCAGTGAACGAACGCCGCTGGTTGCCTCTGAATAAGCGGGATACGTCACGGGGCTCACATCAAATAGATCGGCGGACTTCACCGTTCTGATGTCCATGCCGGTGAGTGCGTCGTAAGCCCAGGCCGCGTCGGTGCAAATAAGTCCGAAGCTCGACTGAGTGACATCGCCCCTGCTCATCGAGACCATCAAGTCACGAGCGCATGTAGTATCCGGTGGGGACACTTCATACGCGAGACCAACCTTGTCCGAGGTCAGCTTGAGCGTGCCAGCCGTGGTGCGTCCGAGAATCGCACTCGCCTCGTGGTTGAACAAAGCCCTTACGTCAGGATTGGTTGCGAGGTTCGCGTCGAAGCAATCGGCGGCAAGGATTTCAACCCATCCGCCAAGGTCTTCGCTGCGAACGCCGTACTTGGCGGCGTAGCCGAAGATGGTGGGCTTGTCGTCTTTGGAGACGCGGAACTCACACGGGATCGTCCTATGCTCAAGCTGCTTCGTCATCTGTATCCTCTTCTTCGTCCTCAGGTGCTTGTAGCTGCGCCACGGCGACTGCTGCGGCTGTGTTGCGTGACACGGATATGTGGATCGAACGCACAGCCCGTGTGAATTCCTGGGTCGCCATCGCCGCCATATCTTCAGGCGCGATAACTTCAGGCCACTTAGCAGCACGCTTCGCCATCGCCTTGCAGGCGTCGTCAACCACGCTGGCAAAATCCGGATCACCTCCAGAAATTGGAAGCCCGTTGCGGTTGCTTGAGGCGTCTGCAATCGACGTAAGAACAGGTGAGAACAGAGCTTTAATGGTCTCGAAACTACGCTGTTTACGCTTTGAAAGAGTCGTAAAGGCCGCTGAATAGATCGTTATGTATGCCCTTGTGAAGTGACCGAGCATATTCTTCTCTGCTGCGGTTGGAGCCACGGAATCGGCGTCCACTGGTTGATCCTGAAGGCTCTCTGTATCCAGTAGGCGTGCAGCGTTCTGATAGTTAACCGGCATCCAGAAACAATCCATTCCTGTGGATGCGTCGGCGGGATTCATGCCGAGCTTGCGACGGCAATCATTGCCCGTCAGATAACCACCGATGCGCCCGAGTTGAAGGGATTCATTGGTCGTCTTAACATCACAGCGGAGGAGGGCATCGACACTGAACTCTATGAAAAACTTGTTCGCCTTGCGGCCTTGCGTCGGGGTCAGTTTGCGAATCAACTCTTGTTCAATGCGACTCAACCAGGGCTGCAAACAGAACGTAACGAACTGTAGCGCCATCTGTTCAGCGCCGGAACCCGGCATCTTGGTCTCGCTGCCGACCATGTGCGGAGGCACGCGGAAGATACCCATCGCAATATCTGCACGAGTAAAGGCGCGGGATTGAATCCACTGACTGTTTTCGTTGCTAAGTCCTAACTGCTGGTATGTCCACTCTGAACCGAAAACGAAAGCGGTCTTGCCTTGATTTACGCCGCCTTGTTGTGCATTCCACGACTCACGCATTTCTACCTGAGCCTTGGGGTCCAGCTTATTCTTGTTCAGCAAAATTCCACCGGGATTACTCCCGTTGCCAAAGTGACGAGCGCCGGATTTTTCCATGGCCATTGCGAGGCCGAGAGTTTGACGGCACATCTCAACTGGACTTATCCCACTAAGTCCGTCCAGTGAGAACAGCTTGAGGTGAATCATATCCTCTTCGAGGATTTTGCGCGTCTGATTCAAAGGCATCCCGTCTGAGGTCTCGTAATAGATGAGATGAGTATTGGGATCACGCTTCGCCATCGTCTTAAACGGATGGAGGGGCCATAAACTTACCGGCTGCTTGGTGTTCGGATTTCTTTCAATCTCGCTGTAACCGTTGCCGGTAAGAGCAGCGGAGCCTATAAGGGTTTCCAGCCACGTATAGGCACTCATCTCAGGGTTTGCTTCAATGCTGAGAAGATAGTGCAGGTTCTGGTCAACCGCTTCTTGATGTCCGCCTGCCGTCACCTCCATCAACTTCAATGGCATACTGGCGATAGACTCTGCGATAACTCTCACGCTGCCGTAGACAGTGGTAATCTTCAGCGCGTTCGACTCGTTAACAATCTCGCCCGCAGCGGTCGATTCACCGGAATGCAGCCACTGGAAAATGGCGGTTGGACTCAGAGAACCGGAGCGGATTGCTTTGCCGATGCCACGGAAATAATTCGTTAGTTTTGTTGCGAAGTTGGGCATCAGTTATCCGATAAAAAAGCCGAACGCAATACCGTTCATGGTTGAGTCGCATGTGATGGCCTGCCGCATCGCAGTTATCAGGGCCACCGCCCCGTCGATTTTCGCAGCCGGTTTCAGTTTGTCGGGATATACATCCTCGTTCGGGCCGCGCGGCTTTGAGACGACGTTGCTCATGCACCAAGAAAGAACCGGGTCGCCGGTGTGGTGAACCCTGCCCTCTTGAATCGCCGCGTCCAATGCCTTCATTGGCAGTGATAGGTATTCGACCTTCTGCGGAACCTCAACCACGGTCACGCCGGTCGAGTAATTCAATTCCTGCATACACTGGTCGGCGTAACGCTTGTCATAGCAAACCCCGATTACGTTGCGCCCTTCAATGTCCGCCGTGAGGTCCGCTTTCAACTGGGCATAATCCAACGACGCGCCTTCGCACGGAGTCAGATAGCCCTCCGCATCCCACTTCTGGTACATCTGGTTTGCGTGATCGGTGATGCGGTCTTCCGGTAGGTAGTGCCTTGAAAATATGTAGTAGTGCAAGCGTCCTTCGAGGGTACGAACGTAAACGCGGATTACAGCCGACAAATCTAAAACCGATGCAAGGTCTACGCCGATGTACAACGGGTCGTTTATGAAGTCGGCCTCGTTCAATGTAGCGTCGAGGCACCGTGCCCAGTCCACCATGTTGAAATACGCGCTGGCTGCTGTCATCCAGATGCAAAGGTGCTTGGTAGAAAACACGCCGCGCTTGCTGGCGTTCTGCACAGCCTGCGCTTGATCGTGAAGCAGTGTAGAAAGCTGGACACTGACGCCAAGATTTGGATTTGCCATCCAGAGTGCGGCTTCGCTGGACCAATCCACGTCCTTGTCGATTGTGTAGATGACTGTGAACAACGCCTCATCAATCAACGTGCCTTCAAGAACCTGCTGCGCCGTAGCCTGAAGATCGTGGCACGGACTCGCAGTGTTGTAACCCGCCGTCGTTATGGTCAACAGGAGTGGTTGCTCTCTGCCGACCATGCCTGTCTTCAACGTGTCGTATAAATCGGCGGTATCCGCTTCGTGGAACTCATCGCAGATGCCGCATGAGATCGAAGCGCCGTCGCCGGGCTTGCCGATGACGGGTAGAAAACTGCTGCCTGTCGCATCGACGGTTAGTGAACGTGCATTGGCCGTGATGCCTAGAACCTTGCTCAAATCCGGTGTTTTTTGCACCATGATTTTTGCGGGCTTGAAAACTTCGAAAGCCTGTTTCTCACTCGTTGCGCCGCAGACTACTTCCGCGCCCGCTTCGCCATCACAGGCCAACATATAAAGTCCGATGCCTGCTGCAAGTGGTGATTTACCCTGCTTCCTCGGACAGCAGATATATGCCTCACGGAAACGTCTGAATCCGTCTGTCTTGCTCAACCAACCGAAGATGGAACCGATGATGAAACACTGAAATGGCTCCAGCTTCAGCTTTTCTCTCCGTGCTGCCCATCTGCCTTTGGTATGGGGAAGAAGTTCGATGAACTCACATGCGCGGTTCGCTGCTGCGTCATCGAAGATGTAATCAAAATCTGGTCGTTCTAAATTCTCGATATGTCTAGCCGCTGCCAACTTTATCCAGTGACAAGCCGGGAGGGTGCCGGTGAGTATGTCAACCGCGTACTGTGTTGCCTTTTGTGCATAACTCACTCATGGCCGTCCTAGCTTGCAAACTTCGCGAACGGGGACTTCACAAGTCCAATGCCGTGTGGAGAGGTTCCCTGGACCTTAGAGCGACTTGCGGGCGTCAACCCAAACTCGATTGAGAACTTACGCATGTGATCCATCGCGACGTTAGCGATCCCGACGTAGGGACTCGGAATTGGAAAGCCAGACTTCGGGGACTTGATGACCGTTCCGAACTTTTGAATCTGTAACTCGGCTGCTATCCATCGCGACCACGCCACGCAATACCCGGCGAGTGCCGCACGATCCACGCTCGTGAGCAGGCCAAGCGTGATGAGTTCAGCAGAGATGCGTTTCCATTCCTTTTTCGCGTCGTCGTCAAGATGCCGAGGGCAGGTGGGGACGCCGGTCGGCTTAGGTTCGCTCACGTTCAGCGGGCGGTGACCGGGATTACCCGCAATCAATTTCAGTGCGGTCGGTTTTGGGCGTCTGCCTGCCATATATGAGTCCAAACTTTATTGCATCCTCGACTCGTGCTGCACCTTTGTAATCGAATGAGGCGGTCAATCTGCTGGTGGCTGAGGTCATACCTTTTACAGAGGTTGTCTTGCCAATCACCGGCTGTAACTTCGGTCTTTCCCTCATGTCCCACAACTTGCTTTTCGCCCGATGCCGAATCATGGCCGGGTTAGAAGTCACTGAGCTATACGGCTTGCCGGTCGCCCGGAACAACGAGGCTACATAATCACTCATGGCGTTTCCTATGCCCACGCCTTGAAAATCTGGCAGGCAAACTGTCCGGTGTTCTCTCCAGCGGGGGGCTATTGCGTGCGGGAAGTGAAGTACAGCGGTGAACGCGACGGGCTGACCGTTGTACAACGCGGCGAAACACTTCGACGCTGGGTGTAGCTTCGTGTCTAAATAATGATGCTTGTGGAATAATCCCCAAGCCGCTTTATCACACCTGACGATTTCCAGTTCGATGGATGGGCGGCATCGAAGCTCCCTCCACTGAAACCGATTTGTATGTGGCTCATATATCCAATCCGGCTGGAGCCACGGCTCCACGTCATAGTGGACGCCCACCGCAATCATGCGGCGGTCTGACGCGCGTATTGCTTTTGCCAGTGCCGCGCTTCCAATTTGTGCAACCGTTCGGTCAACAACCGAGGTAAATTCATCCATTACGAACAGGTCTGTGTTCTCAGCCATCGCCCGAGCGAGAGTGACACGGAACTGCTCCCCGTTCGAAAGGACGCGGTATGGACGCAGCCACGAGGGCGGCGAACTGAATCCCACCTGAGACAGCAGAGCGGTAATCTGCTTGATGCCCATCGACGCTGGAAAGTCATCCACAATCGAACGGTCGGGGCTCCAGTCGTATCCGCTGATGAGCTTGTCTCCGAACATCTCACGGGTGAGAGTGGACTTCCCCGACCCTGACGGGCCGACAATCATGCCGATTGACCAGGGGCGAGATTCGATGGGAAGCTCTCCAGTCCAACGAAGCTCAGATTTGAGCGTCGGTGGAAGCTCGAACATCCCCTCTAACTGCATGACGCGGGGTGTCCGGGTCACAGGACTTGAAATCACGCAATCAAAGATCGGCATTCATATCCTTCGCCCGTCAGCCGCTGCAAGAGGGCAAGCTGTGAGGCTTCGTCGCTACAAGCGGCCAAGACGCTGTAGGTGCTCTCCAGAGCGTTTGACTGGTCAGGGGCGTCAGAATCGTTTACGGGCAGCACCTTGAGCTTCCCTAGCTCCTCCGCAGTGAAGTAGGGGAGCAGGTCGAAGTCAGCGGACCCGAGAATGTCAGCATCCCAGTCGAGGCCAAGCTCAGCAGTGCGATTGTCAGCGACAGCCAGCCCGCGCGCCTTTGGGTCGTCTATAGACAAGTCGGTGCGTTGCACAGCCACAAGCTGTGTGCCGTCAGTCTGCACAACGATGACATCCTGAATCCCTGCGGCGACTGCTTGCTTCACTGTCGTATTACCAGCGAGGATGTTCCCATTTTTGTCAATGAGAACGGAACGGCCAGCCCCGAACTGCTGAAGAGACTTGGCGACTGTCTCACGCCCGCGTTTGGTCCCGCGATTCGCGTTTTTCGTGTCGGGTTTGAGTTCGGAAAGCTTCAAAGATACCCCACTGACCAATTCGCGACCGTAAAAATTGACTTGGGGTCTACGTTCCGAGCGATCAAGAAATGTTTTCGACCCCCCTACCCATAACTACTTCTCGGAGTGCCGCTTATGAACATTCGTGCCATCAAACTAGCTGCTAATAGCCCATGACCGTTTCGTGTGTATGGCATGACTTACACAACGGAACTATATTCGTTTCATCGTATTGCAAGTGTGGAAACGACAACACTTTTTTCGGGTGATGCAGATCAGTAGCCAGCACAACCAATCCATGCGCCAGACAATGCGTGCAGAGCGGTTTGCGTGATAGCACTTCCAACCTGTACGCCTGCCATTTGCGGCCATATCCACGTCGTGATGCTGATGGCCGCGACCACGCCGTCTTATGTGTTGGGCAAAAGTTGTCCAGCGTCAACGCTGGACAGCCAGGAGCTTGGCACGGACGTTTTGGTTGCGGTGGCATCTATTTAGCGGCGTCTGCTTTTGACGCCTTCGCCATCACGTTGGTGTGGTCACGTTCGATCTGACGCAACAGCAACGCTTCAATGCGCTGCATCGCCGCTAACATGTCTTGTGCAACACTGAACGGCGTCTGTTGTGGCACACCAGCCGTCGTCTCGTAACGTGGCACTGTACGGTCGATGTAGCGTGGTCCCTTGGGCTGCGGCATTGTTACTTCTTTGCCTCATCGGGAACAGCGACGACATCGCGATGCACAACAACATTGTCGTTGTTGACGTTGTGGCTGGCCCCGGTTGCAGGAATGCCAACAACATCACGCTCACGCACATGTGCCGCGTCACATGCGTTGGCGTGTGCCTTGGCAGCGATGTCCGCGTTCTTCTTTTTCAGATCGTTCTGCTTGCCCTCGGATTCACGAGCGCCGGCTTCTGCGGCGGCGTTGGCTTTTACGCCGCGAACATAAGTGGCTGCGGCAAGAGCGCGTTCGGCGTCCTGTACGGCCAAATCCGCTGCACTGAATTCGACGCGAGAGTCCGCGTAAGAAATTTGCTTGGTTTCTGGCTTTGGTGCAACGTATGTATCAGTCATGTGAAACTCCTTGTGGTGTAGTGTGAATCAAAAATGTGTCGGGTGGACGCTACTGACGTAGCGCCTCGGCCCCCGACTGGTGAAGCTTGTACTTTGCCGGTTGGAGTTATGTTATGTCTCCGCTGGTTTTGGGCAACTGCCCGCCTCGTCCACCGGCATGACGATAGGGATACAAGTCAACTCATGCCGTTCTTGCTGAAGTTCGACGTGCTCAAGTAAGTCATGTGCAGTCATCCGGCCAGTCAATCTAAACCGCATTGGAATTTCGATTGCGAGGCGGCATTCGTCGCAACGCAAGACAAACTGTTCTATCCGGAGCATCTACTTACACAAACGGCGATTTCGAGAAAAATCCCCGGTTTTATTTTTAATTCTGTCGAATCTGTTGCGAACAGCCTTGAGAGTTATGCCCAGCGAAACCGCGATGTCGCGAATATCGGCACCATCAGCCAGCGCGCGTACCAGGGTTTGTTGGTTCGCCGTCAGCGGTGTTTTCAGTTCGTCCAAGGTGTGAAATTGCACATCCGCAGAATCGTCATACTCCGATTCCTGCTCAGGCAGTCCAACAATCCTGAACTCGGCTTGAATTGAACGGACATGACTAACTCGGTCGCGTATGTTGTGACGGATAATCCTGCGAATCCAAGTTGGATAACTCGCTGTAAGTCCATCAAAGCTATCCACACGTTTCCAGATCGCCATGCAGACCGCCTGGGCCAAGTCCTCAGCGTCCTCGCGGCCTTCCAGGCGAGCTATCCCCACCGCGAACGCCCGCGATGCCAGCAGCAGATCGTCCAGGCTCAACGTGCCAGCTTTATACGCGGTGAACGACTGTTGAAGTGAGCTTGTCATTTTGTTAACGGCCAGCACAACGGGCAGCAACAGGCCGCATGACCGCAATTCCGGCAGACGGCGTGTTGCAGGAGCGTACCGTATTTGCAGCAATGCTTGAATTCCTTAGACATACTCGACCCTGATAAATTGCACCAGAAACAGTTTCGGGTTCCATGCGGCTGCGATTTCGCGGGCGACGGAGCTACCCTCGACCAGCGCCGTCATCAGCGCCAACCCAGGTCTCAACGACGGCGCGCACGGCAGCGAAGTAAGTGGACGATGACCGCTGTCAGGAAAATTACGCCAGTGCGGCTTCGCTGGAGTTGCCGTGGCACGTTTGCGAGGTTTGACTGACTTAGGCATTCAGTTGAGCAATCCAAAATTCGATTTCGTCAATCGCCGCACCTAGTTGGATCGTCTGTGCGGCAAGTTCGGCGCGCTTGACTTGAATTTCCGCGACCTCGGCTACCTTGGCGGCTAGGCGTGTGTTCAATGCTTCGGCGGTGATATGTGTTGCCATGTTGTTCCTTTCTACGTTGTTGACGCAGGCAAAAGTAATGGTTCAGGGAATATGTCGTCGTAATCCTCGCAAAGCTCACGGGCCTCGTTGCAAACTCGATAATCGTCAAGCTCACACTCTACGAAGCGAAAGTCCGGATCGTAAGTCACGAATGACCCGGCGACCTCGCGGTCGCTAACCACGGAAAAGATACCGTACTTCACGTCGTAGAGTACGAAGACAGGCATTCCTTGCATGTAGTTCAATACCGGCTTGAGAAGCGGTATTAGTGGACATAGGAAATAAAATATGAATGACGACCAACAAGAAGACGCTTTTGCCTACATAAATTCGATGATGGATCGGAGGTCGCTGATGGTGGCCCCTGAAGATGCGGCCGGCACGCTAATTTCGATGGAAGCTCAGAACCAGGGCGACGACGACATAACTTCATACATCGAGAACAACTTCAAGGAATTCTTGGAATATCTGAAATTCATCAGAGGGATTGACCGACATTTGCTTTTGTCGTACTATCTCTGCGGCGTGACCCAAGCGCGCCTCGGGCCGATTTACGGCTACACACAAACTGTTACAAGCACTCGGTTGCGAAATGCGGTGAAACTTTTGACAGCGTTCATGGTCTGGGAAGGCGAACCTTCAGACATACTTGTTCGGCTGAGTTGCGACGAACGAAAAATCGCAGACTGGACAATCGAATTCCGCGGAAATGGTGGACATTTGGATGTGGTTGCGAAGAAATTCAAAGTTCACAGGCCAGAGCTTCGCCGGGAACTGGCTCGTGCTGTCGATGAGATGCAGTTGGCGTCGGAGCAGGACACGCAGCTAATGGCGGCGTACGTCAACATGCTGATGTTGGACGGCAAGAGCCGCATCACAGGGGAAGAAACCGAACACACAAAATCACGGCGAACCGAAACGATCTACCGGCACGATCCCGATTGCCTGGGGCAGTTCTGCGTCAGCATCAGCGATGATCCTGACTGGGACTCACTGTTTGTCCCGCGAAACGAGCATCACGCGGGCGGCGTCGATGACGGCGAGTAATGTCCGTGCATCGGGCAAGGCGTTAGCGGATGTCACTAGGTCGGGGCGGACCACGCGGGTCAACCACAGAATTGGCTGGGAGGAGAGACTTAAATGTTTCCATCGGCGAACCCGGTTGTACTGTCTCGGGTATTGGTTCCGTTGTTGGGGTTGGCAGTGTGGGTGTTTTTCTATCTGAATGCTCGGTGCGCTTTCAGACTTCAAAGAGGAGGAAGGAAGACCGTCTTTCAACTCTTACTTGTGTTGGGATCTGGAGCCATTTTTGTCTTGCAAGTGAATATGATGGAGCGCTTGACATCTGGAGACGCCTACGGGAACTACTTTTTCGGGTTCGTCTTGATCGAGTGTGGTGGGGCACTGGTGGTGTTGTTTACCACGCTTCTTCGCGAAAGAACGCGGAGCATGAAACAAACATCACGTACCGCGAACACTTCAGAAAAGGGGCGCTGAGATTAGCGGGCCAGATATTACAGCCCGAATACTGCGAGATTCCTCAGCGAGGACCCACTGGGCTTCGCAGGTGGAATCAACGAATATGCTTATGTGGGCGGGAATCCACTTAGCTATCGAGATCCTTCGGATTGAGTCCTTTCAATTTTGGTGCTGCGAGTAATTGCTTTTTGAAAGGCGCTGGAATGGGCGCGCTCGGGGCTCTGGCAGTTGGCGGTCTCGCCGTGGGAGTGGCGACTCTAGGAGCGCCCGTTGCTGCTGTGACATTGGGCGTGGGTCTGCTGGCAGCCGACCGACACAGATTAACCAAGTCCGGATCAAGCACCGACCTTGACCCCCACACGCGCAATTGAGTTCCGGTAACCAACCAATGTACGCCAAAGGTTACAGTAACTTTGCCCAACGCTGTTTTTTCTCGAATGTGATGGGAGTTACTTCGTGCCCGTTGGGGCGATTGGTTCTCATTCCTTGCGGGGTACCCCCACACCCGGTTTTCTCACAAACCCACCCGGCGGCCTTGAGGCTGGTTCCGGGCTCGGAATCTAAGATATAAGTTTGGATACGTGCGTACCCCATCAGCTTGGCAATCTTGGCACAGGTTGAATACAGGAGACTACAAGCATTGTCTGTACCATCGGTGACCAGTCGGCATACTTCGACTACAGTACCATCGTCCAGAGAGGGGCAAGCGGGGCGCATACAAATTGCCGCACCGACCATAACTCCATCTTTGGATGCTCCAATGGAAAACTTGGCAACTCGAATAGGGGAATGATGCCTGTGCCACTGGGCAACCAGTTCGTTTGCTTGTCTAAGATGGAGCGGTACTACCTTAAGTTGACCGGCCTGTCGCAAAGCTCGGGCGGCTTTTACCTTTAACCGTTGCTTGTATGCTCGTTGTGCAGCGGCGTGGTTCTTGTGAATCTTGGGACGACCGGGCTTGCGTATGGATGATTCAATAGGTTTCATCAGTAGCTAATACTCAATTTTTGAGCTTGGCCTCGGTATCGTTCCCAAGGTTGTGAAACCGAATGGGGGGTGGGCGCGTGTGGGGGGCGATCTTTCGGCGGGGCGGGTTACGCCAACTCGTCATCCGGATCGAACGCGGTCGAGACGGGTGCTTCTGGAGCGAGGGAGGGACGGGAATTCTGTCGTGAGACAGACGGGCTTGTAGGGTCTTGCGTAGCTTGCGTGGCTTGCGTAGCTGCTTGTACTGCACCAACACCAACACCAACAACAACACCTACACCTACACCATGTTCGTTTTGTTCAACAGCTATCTTTTTGTTCCGTCTTGCTCCCCCTGAGGCTACCCCCGCCGCCGACCGTTTCTCCGAGATACTCTGCTGATACCCGGCTATGTCGTACTCCGGCCAGTCGTCCCCATGCAAAGATCGGAGCCAATCCCTGTAGACGGTATCCGGTGGTGCAGGGGTCTTGTTATCCTCCGCCGATGGGAAATCCCTCCGCATGGAGACTAAAGTATCGAACTGCGCCCACCGCGACCCACGGGCTTTGTACACCAGACATAGCCCCACCCTCTCGTAGGCGGCGAAGTAGCTCTCCACTTCCGCATCGCACAGGTTGGGGTCGTTGAGCAGCGACAGATCGGCGGCGATAACCTCGGGGTCGAGTTCGATACGGGCGTAGAAGTTGGTGTGACCCAACAGGAACGGGTAATAGAGCCTCGCCATGATGGGAAGCTTGCGGAGCCGCTTGCCCCGGAGCAGTCCTTTAGAGTCGAGGAGAATCATTACTTACCTCCACTCTGCGATCTGTCGGCAGACGGTGAGATACGCCGCTTGCAACTCCGCAATCTCTTCCGGGGTGTGAGCCTGCGTGATGGTCAAGTAGCCTTTGCACATGAGGGCGGTCTCCCGCATGATCTGCCGGGTGGTGGAGACGGACTCCAGGCTTTCCGCGTTTCCGCCCACCAAATCCATCAACAAATCCATGTTGGCGGTGTACCGCTCGACCGGGGTGAGTTTGTCTATCATGGTGCCTCCTTTAGTTGTGCCCTTGAGGACATTTAGAGTCATGCCATCCACGATTGCGAAGGGCTGCGAAGACCTCTTCGTCGTCGGCTTTGCGGTCAACATCATTGATGCAAACCATGAGCCTCTCGCCGGTGGAATGGATAAACAACCGTGTCCCATCCTTCATGGCGAATTCATCCTCACAACTGCTGCCGCAAACCAAACAAAAAATCATATGTCGAGACCCTCCTCCGCCAGATCGGCCTCCAGTTCGTCCTCCATCTCGTCCTGACTCATGGGGGCGAGAGCGAGGGCGTCCTTCTCCTTCTCCTCACGAACTCGCGCCTCCGACTCCTCGCCGCTGACCCACCCGCCATGCTCAAAATACCGGGGTTGCCGCGCCTCAACCTCAATCGCCTTTTCGACCTGCTTGTCCGTCAGCAATCCTTCCTCACGATCTTCGCGAAGGGATAGCTCAATATCCTCCGCATCCGACTGGGGGATGAGAAATTCACGACCGCCGTCGAAACAAGGTACGGTTTTCGGCTCGTCCATAATCGAAGTGTGCTGTGCTGCGTTGTCCGCGAGTACCTTGTTGAATTTCCCTTCCATTTCAGATTCCAAATCGTCCTGACTCATGGCATTTTGTCGAGCGGTCTCGGCGGGGTCGGGGGCGTCGGGTGCGTCGAAGCCGAAACTTGCGATCTGTGTCATAGTTCCTTTGTTGGACTCCCTCACGCTTATCGAGCCGCCCCCCTCCGTATCCAAATAGATGACGCCGCGCTCCTGCATTGCGTAGATCGTGCTAATCGTTTTAGTTTCCGGCCACGCGATGGTATCGCAGATGTAGCCAATCGTGGGGTTGGTTTTCTCGCGGACGATTCGAAGAATCTCGTCCTCGACTTTTGTTTGGATTGTTGCCATGGTTACCTCCCCAAACTGTTAAAGTTCCTTGGGTTGAATCGCTTCCGCAGATCGCCGCCACCGACCGCGGATTTTGGGCGGTGCCCCCGTCAGTCCTCCTCCCAGATCGGCGGCTCCCACTTGCGCTTTTTGTCCAACTTGATGGATGCCGGGTCGATGTTCTCGGTTCCAGGGACGCATTCCCAAACGCGCTGCATTCGGTTACTGCAACCAGGACGCCGTTTTCCCGTCCAACGCAAGAGTCCTTTTTCACGCAGGGGTTTGACGCGGGGGGAAATGCTGCCCACTTGTTGGTTCGCTGTGGCGAACCCCACCTTCTTCGGGTTCATCAAAGTCAGTAGCGTCCACGGGGGTTGGAATTGTCTTGAGTAGTTCGGTTGGCATTAGTGCCTCCTATCATCTAATACCGAAGAAGAAGCGGGAGAGAGGACGCCCCCGCTTCCAATTCGACCCGGCGCACCCGCCGCATCTGGCTTCGATCTTGCTGCGAAGTTGGGGCCAGATTACCAGCGCACTTACACCGTGTATGAGCAATCTTGAGCACTAACTCGCGTGCAGAAATCTGTCAGAATCTTGACAAGAAAATGGCAGAAATACACGGTATATTGGCGACACCGAAGTTATGCCGCGAATTTGAGGAAATAATTTTCCAGCCGCTGAATACGTGGGGTTTAGATAACTGGTGGGTTTGGAAGCGGGTCATCGTAGGTATATCAGGATGTAACGGTCTCACCCATCAAATAAAGTAAATCTTTATGTTGTTGTAATCCACCGTTCCCGAACTGGCAAGGCAGGGCAGGGCGGAGCAAAGCTTGGGCAACGCTGAGCACAGCATGGCACTGTTCCGCAGCGGCAACGTTATGGGAAGCGTCTTCAAGCGATCCAAGGGCAATGCCTATCGTAGCTGAGGCAAAGCAACGCTCGACGCCGCTTAGTGGTGGCTAAGTCCGCCCCCATTTGCGCGCAAGAATTCGGGGGCGCTTTCTTTTTTTTGCGTTTGTCAAGCGGCATACGAGTATGCCGAGACAAACACGAATAACTATACTTTTTGAGAAATTTTTTCTAAGGAAAATTGGGTGTATGGTTGTGTAAGTCAACCGCCTGAGGAGGCAGCAACATGTCCAATACTTACAGTGTAGTGGCATTTAACCAAAGCACATGGAGTTATCGCAACGGCATACAAATCTTTGATGAAACCGCCCACTGTGGGCACAACCACAAGACTATCGCCGCAGCCGAGGCTTGCATGGCTAATCTTACTGAGTGGCGTTGCCTCTGTGGACACACCACTAGCCACCGCGCAACCTGTTGTGGTACGCCTCGCAATTCCACTTCCGCACGGTGGTACCACTCGGAGATTCGCGATTCTGACGGCATCCCCGTGGTCTTTGAGGAGATGTCATGAAACCAAAAATCACAATCGAAGCGGATGCCCTCACAGGCTATATCGACATTTACGGTCCTGCCAGTGACGTGCTGCCGGTTATTGATCCGGACGCCGGATTAAATACGGCGTTGGTGTCCATCACGCTTGCCTACGTTCGGTCCCACGACCTCGCGCCGGGTGATTATGTGCTTTGGTCGATACTGCACTCGACCCCGCCCCTGCAACCCATGATGATGCGTGTGACTGACATCTTGGACGAGTACGTGCCGAAAGAGGATGGACAGACGCGGATGGCGGGTCTCAGGCGATGAAGCCATTCAACTGTACTTCAGAAATCCGAAAACAGAAGCTGGAGGAGTTTGAAAACAACCCCTCCGTTTGCCCCTTGTGCCACCAACCTTATATCCGACTGATCCGTGTGTCCAGCCACACAGGATGGGTTCACGGGGAGGCGGAATGGCCTGATGGAACCTGCACTCTCATGAAACCCGATTTTTCCTGCATAGATGACGAAGACGAGAAGACTCAAAGGGAGTTCGCGAAGATGCACAAGATTAGGGTGCAAGCATGACAAGCACACCGTTGTTCCTCCCGGTGAAGGCCGCGTATTTCGAAGCCTTTCGCACTGGCATGAAGACCATTGAGTATCGACGCGGCTCCAGGTGGAACGCGCGAACGTGTTTCATCGGCAGGGAGGTCGTGCTCAGTTGCGGCTATGGCACACAACGTCGGCTCCGGGGACGCATCACGCACTTTGAACTGAGCGCGCAGCCGCCCGCAGAGTGGACGAAAATCTATGACACGGGCGGGATCGCAGCGTGCATCACAATTGAACTCGACGGGAACTGACTCACCAAGCTCACCAGAGACGCGCCAGCGGGTCGGGGGCGCTTCAAACGCGCTACCGAGTCAAAGCAAAGCCCCGACCGCTTAGGGACAGATTTTCACAGTATTAGGATATAGATGGATACCATAGAGACAATCGCGACCTGGGGTAATCTTCTTACCGTACCCGAATTGGCAGGGCTGACTTCGATTTCCCCAAAGACATTGTACAGATACGCCAAGCTGCGAAAGCTCCCCACAATAAAAATCGGCAATTGCATTCGATTGAATCCGAAGGCAATTGCCGAATGGTTGAGAGCACGTCAGGCTTAGGCCCATGCCGCGTTTGCCGCTTGCTGCATCACTGGCATCGCTGACGGACGAAGGTACCGCTCGGTGATGACCATGCTTGAGTGGCCTGCCAGGACTTGTACATTACGTGAATTTGTAAAGTCCAACATCCTTGTAAGATAAGTGGCTCTGAACTTGTGGAGCCAAGCATTCTCACACTCGCGGCGCGAGACGCAACCATCACACCGTCCACAATTAAAACCAGCATCGCGCCAATCGTCTTTCAGTGCCTTGAGCAGCCGCTGATCCGGCGTGCCGTTGCGCGTTGCCAGTATGTAGCGTGAGCATGGGTTCTGCTTACGCCACTCAACCAGCTTAGTGAGTAGCGAGTCCGGGATCGGGACAGCGCGTTCCTGTCGGCTCTTTGGAGCGAAACCTACCTTGAATTTGATGATTGCGGTTTTTGCTTCCCAGTCGATGTTCGTCCATTCAAGATAAGTCAATTCCGTTTCACGAAACCCGAGTTTCAGGAACATCTCCCACGCCAGCGCATGACGCGGTGTGGCCACGGCAAGGAGTTTAGCGACTTCAGCCTCGGTGTATGTTTCTGCGGTCGTCGTGGGCTTGTACCGCAGCTTCGTGTGTTCCCCCGCATCAATGACTGCACCGGGGTCGATCTTGCAATGGCGAAGGAAGCAACGGAGCATCCCGTAGCGATTCGCACGGCTCACCGCCGCCAGCCCCTGTGCCTCCCACACGCGGGACAGCGTGAGGATGTCCGACTCCTCGATTTGGCTGGGGAGTGTCTTGTTTTGCCCCGCCAGCACCTTGCAAAAGTCATCAACCGTCAGCCTGTAGCGGACGATGCTCTCGTGTTTCAAAAGGAACGTCTTTTTCAATTCGTCGATTGTCTTGTTGTCCTTCGACCGCTGACCGATGCCTAGCTTGTCATTCAAGTGGGCGAGTTGCAGCTTGTCAGTGAGTTCGCCGAGTGCCGTCTGTGCTTGGTCAAGATCGGCTCCAACGGTGGTGTAGACGCAACGTTCGCCCTCGTAATGCCTGATTTGATATGTGCCGTTAGGCGCTGCATGTTCTTGTTTGTTGAACCACATCGCGTCGGGCTTGATGCGGCCATTCCTCCCTTTGATTAGAGTCCCACGTCTCCAACCCAAGCCATCTAGTCGGGCGTACCTTACTATTGTTGCTACTCTGTTCGCCATCTTCGCTCCCGCTTTCTAATACGCCGTTTTTGCCTCGTTTACGAAAACATAACTACGGTTTCAGTAAGTTGCGTAAACTCAGTCGTTTGCGTAGTATGTGGAGCGTACATGTTCTTCTCCGACAAAACTCTCCGGGCAGCAGCGGGCGCAACCCTTGCCGGCCTCATTCTTGCAGGCGTTCTCCCCATCCGCCTGCGCGCCCAGGCCAGCGAAGCCGTTCAGCTCCCTGC